CGGTCTCCCATCAGGGAAGCGCCAAGGGCTGCTACCTTGCCCTCCCAGCCTTGCCCAAGCAAGCGAGTGCCAAGCCCCGGCTTGCGCTGCGGCTGCGACGCCATCGGGTCGCCAAAGGCACCGCCTGCCGTGGTCGGGATTTGTGCCATGTCAGGCAAAGACGCGGGCATGTCGCCAGCGTTCGGGAACATCGCCTCCAACCGGCGCGTTTCTTCCTCTTGCTCAGGCGTGGCGACGATGCCGCCGCCGAAGCCCATGCCCTTGCCGAAAAGCCCCTTCCTCATCATGCCACAGCCTCATAACGAACGGTCTTGAAGCCCTCGATCACAGGCCCAAGCGCGTCAGGCACATCATCAGCCATAACGCCCATGTGATACGGCCCTTCGCCAAGGTAGCGGTAGGTGTAGATCGGCACGCCTGCGTCAGTCTTCCCAACGCGGCGAATGTCCGTCTTAAGGCGGCGGTCGGAGAACATCGAAGCGGCTTGGAGCCCAGCGCCCAAAAGCTCGCCAATGCTAATGCCCGATTGCTTCTGCACGCCCTGCTGGTTCTGATACTGCCCCAGCAGCCCGCCGACCGACGCGGCGTTAAGCGCGCCTGCCTGAAGCGGGAGCATCGCCCCTGCCTGCCCAAGGCCCGCAGCCGTCTGAAGGCCTTGCGGTGCCAGCCCAGCAGCCTGAAAGCGCCGGTTCATAGCGTTGTCGTAATCAGCGTAGCGAAGGCCGCTTTCGTTCTGTGCCAGGGCGCGGGCAATCAGGTTGTTATAGTCGCTGCCGCCCGCCAAACCGGCGCGACCCATGCGCGCCTGAAGCTGGTTGCGCACGCTCTCGTTCGTCTGGTCGATCTGCTGCTGCAAATACGGGTTTTGCTGCGGATCACCCGTAAGCTGCTGGTTGACGAAGTTGTTAGCGTTCAGGACAGCGTTATTCCCGCCCTGCATCCCCGCGAAAAGGTCGCTCGATACCTGCCCAAGGTTGTTGGACAGCGTGTTGATGGCAGGTTGCGTCTGGTTATAGGCGTCCTGCACATTCTTGGCCGCGCCGCCAATCTCCGCCGCGTAAATCGGCTTGTTGGTCTGCGTCGTCTTGACCTTCTTGCTGCCCATCATTCAACCCTTAGATAAAGCACGTCATCACGACGTTCCCAATGCGGAAGCAGGCGAGACCAACCCCGTCGCCCATCAATGAAAATTGTCCGGCCCTTGTGCGCCGGTTCCTCGATCATGGCCCGTTCCCAAGGCCCGACACATTCTCTCGCGCGGCTTCCGCCTGCCAGTAGAACTTCCACGTCACCCTCGCCGGTTACTTTCGTCAGCACCCAAGCTAGGTTCCCGCAATTCCAAACGCACCAGCCATAGCCGGATAGCACCTCGCGAACGTCGTCAACCGTCAGGCAAGAGTAGCGCAGCGCTCTCAAGAACGCCGTTTCCGCCTCAGCGCTAACGTGGCGCTGCTGCTTGACCTTCATCAGACCGTAATAGCTGCAATCCCGTCGCCGGGGTTGATGGCAATATGCCGCTCGATATTGGCGGGGACATACACGCCGCTGCTCGCCGCCGCCGTGACGCTAGCCTGAGGGCCAGTGTTGACGTAGTGGGCTGCATCCGAAACCACGACAGCAATAGCCGCCGAGGCAGGGGCCGCAGCACCCGTCTTGGCGGTCGTGCCGCTGGTCGTGATCGTGGTCGCGCTAATCGGATCTTTGGCAACGCCGTATTGAACACCGCCGAGGTAGGAAACATACAGGGTAGCCATTAGGAAGTCCTCACTTTAATTAGATGATTCTCCAGCCAGCGCCGTCACAAATAAGCCTGACAACGCCATCCAACGCGCTCAATACAAATGTCAAAACGCCTTCGATCAACTCGGCCCCATTCGCATCAATCGTTACGCTATTTAAGCCAGCGTTGATCCGCTTAACCACAATCACAACGCCAACATTGGCCGAGGCAGGCGGCAAGGTGACAGTTAAGGGCGCGGCTGTTGCGTCAGCCATGATGAAAAAGTCACTAGCCGTAGCAGTGGCATTGCTTGTCACCGTCCTGACGGACAACGGCGCGCTCAAAGATGCAATGCTTACTTGCGCATCATCTACTTCGTGGCGCAATCGGTTCACAATCTGCGAAACAAGACGGGGCCAATCGGGCCGGTTGGCACTTTCGGGCAGAAACCTCACCGCATCGCCCCTTGATCCGCCTCGACCACAACCCCGTTAGCGTAAGACCAATCGTTATTTGCAATAGTCAGGCCGATATTCAGGAACTTGCCCCGGAATTGCAGCGGCACACGCCCGCTATCCTGCAAATTCGTCGCTGTGCGGGTCGTCACCGTGTCGCCCTGGCGCTGTGCAGCCTTGACCGTCACCGTAATCCCCGCCGTGGCGTCCGTATCGGGCCAAATCGCCCGCCCCTTTGCAGCTCGCGCACCGAAAGGCGGGAACTGCGCTGTCTCGAATGAGGCCGTCAGCAACGTCGTCCCGCCCAGCACGCCCAAAATGCCGCTTTGCACCACGTAAAGCGTCGGCGCACCGCCCTTGAAGCGGGGATCGTCCAGGCTAATCGTCATGGCGTCCAAGTCAGGGTTGGCGGCTGACACTTCCTCCAGCGTCTTGCTATTCTCGAAGCCCGCAAACACACCGTCCAAGGCCAATTCAAGCACCGTGGCGCGGTCAAGCACCCAATTATAGACCCACACCTGCCCCAAGTTGCCGGGAATGGCCCAGCAGACTTGCGTGCGCTGCGGATCGACCACGGCATAGACCCGCTCGAATTCACCGCCCAGCGCGGCGCGGAATGAGGTGTCGAACTTCTCATTGCCAATCGGGCGCACCGCTTGCCCGTCATCAATTGCGATAAACCCGCGATCCGAGAGGCAGAACACCGTGCGCCCCGCCTTCGCAATCGAGCCTTTGGCGGCGCACCCGAAATTCGGCGTGATCTCGTCAAACTGGAACGGCGCGTTGCTGTCCCCCGTGAGAGACATGCGAACAAGCCGTTGGCGCTGCAAAATCACCCCGAACTCGCCGCCCGCGATGCCCATGACCTCGCCGCCCGTAAGCATAGGCTGGTCGCCAGCTTGATTGGTGCCCAGCGTGTTGCCGGTGTGATCCTCAAAGGCGCTCCATTGCACCTTCAGAATGTCGCCGTCGGGCTGCGCATAAACCACGTGAGGGCCGACAACATCAACGTCGATTGCAGTAGGCGCGCCGGTCAAAGCCGAGGCCGTTCCTGCGCTCAAATCCACTACCCGCGTCGCGCCGCCGTTCACGGCAATCACGAAGTCACCGAACTGCACAAACCGCCAGCGCGCCGTCACCGTCAGGCCGGTCAGCAGCGATGACCACGAGCCCGCTGAGAGGCGCGAGAGCGTCGAAGCCGTGCCTGCCAGTAGATAGGCCGTCCCGTCCGTCGAAATGGCGCTGTAGCCCCCTAGAAACGCCGCAGGGAGGGCGCTCGATACCGCAGCGAAGTTAGGCACCGCCCGATAGCCATTAGGCGCAGGCAGCACGTTCTTTGCCGTCACCAGCTTGTCAGCCCCGACCGGCAATTGATCCGGCAGGAAAGAGCCAAAGGCGAGCGCCTGCAACATTAGATGCGCGTCCCTCTCACCTGCATAACCAAGTGCGGCGTCAAAGGCCCAGCGCCCCAACGCGCCTTGCGGCCAGCGGCGTTGATTGCCTCAATAACAGCCCGCGATTGCGCCACGTGATCCCCAGCGCGCTCCCTGTCACCCGTCTTTTGAAACAGGATCGAAAGCACCTGATGGAGGTAGGCGTCGGGATAGTCCCGCAGCAGCCAATTCGTCGGGTTGTTGTCGGTCAGCGGCGTGAGCTTGGCATAATAGAGCAGCGTCAGGCTCGTATCGCCCACGGGGCCGATAATCAGCCGCATGTTCTCCAAGGCGTAGGCCGACGGGGTGCCTGTGCGCCCCTGAAACTGGTTGCGAAGGCCCGCAGGCGACATTGACCGCAGCGGGTTGTCGGGCGAACCCTCGATATAGACCGAACGCAGCGACAGGAAGTCCAGCGGCAGATCGGTTGCCTCGCCCGTCACCGTCAGGAACGTCTCGGTTTCCATTTGCGGAACGCGAAGCTGCCGGTTGAACTCGGCTTCGGCCCGCCCAATCGCGCGGTAAATCTTTTCGAGCGAATACCCGCTATCGTCCATCTCGTCGCGGATTTCCGCAACAAGCTGGGTCAGCGTGCTGATGTAGTCTTCAGGATCGGTGGCAAAGGCAATCGTGCTCATAATATGATCCTAGCCCCGCCTGGCACCAAAAATCTGTAATCGCTATCCATGAGCTTGCGCATGAGGCGGCGGCGCATGTCAGGGTCCGCCGACCACATGTCCAAGCCTTCCTCGACAAGCCACTTCATGCCGACCGACGCGGGGAT